TCTTTAGAGGGGGCCAACTTATAAGCCGCGTTCATCGTGCATTGCTTACCGGATTTCCGACACGTATCGGTATAGTCGTCAAAGATGTCTTCTGGGATGCTGGCGATACGCTGCCATCTGGATGACTGTTTCTTCGTAACACCTATGTCCGACAATAAAGGTGACATCGTGTCACCTTTAATTGGACGACCCTTGGGAGGATTCAATAACTCCCCCAACCTGCGACCAGCCTGAACCGACACGATGGAAAGAGCAACGCTTGCCTCTTTGTACTCATCATGCTTTGCTGCATACTGCGACATCGCCTGTACTTGGTCCTTTGCGTTCAGCACATCACGAAGCGAACCGTCGCGAATCACAGCCATCACCGGCTCAATAGCCTGCATCATCTGCAAGACGTGTACTTGCTCTGTGTCAATGGGGGCCAAGTCGTTCATCTAAGTTTGTCCACTTCTACCTCTAAGGCCTGCATGACTTCAGTGATGACGGCAATCTTCTGCTTCGTATCCATCAGGGAGGTTGCGTTGAGCAATTCGCACACAACGAAACTGGCTGTTACCTGCACCCCGTACTTGTTGTCCATCTCTTCACTAAAATTCATGGCGGTTCCGTATGGACGGATTTCTATCGCAGTTGGTCTCGTGGGTTTTTCGTTTCATCGTCGAGCGGCGGTTAGATTTAGGCTTTGACTTGCCTCTGGCTTTCCATGAAGTCATCAAGGTCGGCAATCCTGTAGAACACCCTCTTACCGCGTCGGTAGTAAGGAAGCTCGTGACGACCAGTGCTCGCCCAGCCATCAAGGGTGGAAGAACTGTACCCCAAATACTCCGCTGCTTCTTGTCGCGTGTACCAGACTTTAACTTTCGCCTGCATGTCCTTGCCTCGTGTTTGTTGTTGCTTGAACAAGAGGCATATTAAGCGGGGTTAGCGGCAATACAAGCGAATTCTGGGTGACCGACAGCATCGCAAAAACCGACATCCGGGCGACATCCGGGCGACATGTGACCGACATCCGGGCGACTTATTTCTGGTTTTCTTTTGCGATTTTTAGCATTGCTGCTGTCGCGGCGGAAACCGATTCGCGAACTGGGTCGAGTTGCAGGCGTGCGTAGATGGCTGTTGCTCGTAGATCCGAGTGGCCCAGCGACTTCCCGATGATTTGCAGGGATGTGTTTTGCGCTGCCTGCCAAGAGCCGAGCGTGCGGCGCAGGTCGTGCATCCGCATGTCTCCCAACTTGGCTTCTTTGCGAACCTTGTCCCAGGCGGCTTTGGGTTCCACGAGGTGGCCCGTCTTTCCGCCACCGGGAAAGACCCATTCCGATTCGCTGTCTTTGAATCGCCGCTCCAGGATTTCCAGTGCGAATTCGCTCAAAGGCAGTCGCATCACTTCGCCACCCTTGGCATTCTCGGCAGGGATAGTCCAGACACCCACCTCGAACTGAATGTCGTCCCATCGCATCGAGCAGACATTGTCGCGTCTCGCGCCGGTGTAGAGCAGCATTAGGAAGAAATCCCGCGTGCCTTCACGCACGAGGTTGCTGACGGCTGTGAAGAACCGTGGGACTTCTTCGGGCAGCAGGAACCTTTCTCGCGAGACTTCCTTGTTCAGCTTCACGCCACGGCAAGGATTCGTCGTAGCCCAACCAATATCGATGGCTTTGTTGTAGAGTTTTGTCACCAACTCGATGAGATGATTCCCCGCATAGGGTCCGCTCTCGGCAGTGACCTTGTGGTGCAGTCGCGTCAGCGATTCGGTGGTTATCGAAGTGAGCTTCTTGTTGGACCACTTTTTGAGCACGCGATTGAATCGCCGTTCGTCGCGTTGCCAACATCGATTGTGCGGCTTGGCGTGATGTTCCAGATACCATCCGAACAGTTGGCCGAGCGTGACCTTGTTGGCGTCGGTCTTATCGTCGCGTGGGTCGATTCCCCTCGCGATGAGTGCGCTGAGACTGAGGCATTCCGCGCGGGCCTGAGATGGCGTGTACTCTTCGACCGTGCCGATTCTCAGACGCACGTTCTGGCCATTGATTCGACCAACGCGGTAGTAGGTCTTCGTGCCCGCCGAGGTCACACAAAGTTGCAAATTTGGTGTGGTCAAATCGCGGTGATAAACACCCCCCTGACTGGGAACTTCCAGGGCTTTTATCGTGCGCTTGGTAAGGTTGATTTTGGTTACCATGCTACGCCTATGCTACGCTAGGACACTAATCTGGGGCAATTAGGGCCAATGGTAGCTAGTCCTAGGCAGCGAAGTCAATCAGATTCGCACTGCTATTTAAGTGTTTATCGCATTTTCTCCGAATTCCAGAAAACTACCAGCACAAAACCCGCTGCTTCCGGGCATTGTTTATTTGACGCTTGTATAGTAGTGTTTAACGGGTTGTGTTTTTCGCCATGCTACCTCCATGCTACTTTTTCGCGTTCCGGCGACTTTGCTGGTAAGCAGCGTCTTTTTCGCGTTTCTTCCTCGCAGATGCCTCTAGGGAGATGAGGTGGTCCATGCCAACCTGGGCGGGCATCAGGATGCCTCCATGTGTTTGGCCCAGGTCAATGAACCCGTCCTCGCCAATGAGCAGCTTTCGCAGGTCTTTCGAGAGTTTCTCGGTTAACCCAAACACCTCGCAAAAGTCTGAAAATCTCGCGGGTTCCCGCATCGCCAATTGATAACCGGAACCGCCGTGACTAGAATCCATGTGCCCTCCGTGCTGTATTAGCACGACCGGCTGGGCCTGTCGTCGAAAACTAGACCAGCCGAATCGTGTTCCTTGGAAATGATTTTCCCGGCTCGGAGGGTTTTTTCTTGACACGCAGCACCGAAGTCGGTAGGTTGGCGCGTAGAAACACCCCTGGTTGAAGCCGGGTTTTGAAACATGCCGCTGCATTTGGGACTGCAATCCCGCAGCGGCGTTTTCATGCGCTAAGTGAAAGAACCCAAGAGCGCCGACCAAGCTAAGGCGGTCGCGCGAGACCGTAGGCCGGTTGCATTGGTTGTGGGGGTCGAGAGAGCGTTTGCCCGAACACTTGACGCTGCGTGCAGCATCGCCGATTATTCATCATGCAGCCTCCTTGCTATGACAGGGAGTGTCTGTGGAGGCGTCGGCGTTAGCGCGATGGCGTCTCCGTTTATTTCAAGATGGCGAGAATACCCACATCGGTATCCGCTTGTCAATTCTGAGTTGCCCATTTGTTGCCCTCTGTTGCGAGTCTTTGATGTAATCCCAGAATGCGCATAACCATTGCGGATGTCAATATCCACAAGGGGGGGGTATGGGGAGTTTACGAAGAATTCGCATAAGAGGCGACTGATTCACTAGTCGCGAGTGGCCGGGAGCTTCGTGCCCCGAACACGGCGGTTGATTTGTGCCCAGGTTCAACCGTTCCCTGATTTATCTATCTGAACATATGTACACCAAGATATCAACCCGGAAATCTCGATTATTTCCCATGGATTGTGTACACACTTATTGACACGGTCGATAAGTGTGCGTACGATTAAACTCAGGCGAGGGCACCGAAAGCTACAACAATCGGTGACCGCTCAAACCCTTTGGAGATTAGGAGACGCAATGGGAAAGCCCGCATGTCAATGGTGCCAAGAAAAGCCCGCAAGGAGCCTTAATCTACCGTGGGATGGCGGAGATAGAATTGCCTATTGCACGTTGAAATGCGCTGCAATGATGGGATTGATGGCAGCGCAGGGCATCGATTGGTGTGCCACACATGATGAATGGTATCACGACAGCGCTTGCCCAGACTGCGAAAAAGAGTCCTAGTTACTCGCAAGTGATCTAAAGCATATGCTCAAACCGTATGACGCAAAAGTCAAACTTATCAGTGCGGAGAAGGAACATGGTTGAGACCAAGACAAAGATCGTGCTGCGAGTCCCGCCGAAACTGGCTAAGGCTGGCCACCAGCTCGCCAAGAAGAAGAAAACCGACCTGTCCAAACTGATCCGCGCGATGCTGGCCGACGCGGTTGGCAAGCCGGAGTTAGCGGACGACATCAAGCCGGGCAGACCGCGTCACGACGATTTATAGCCCACCAGCTTATTCAGCTTCGCCTGCCGTTTCCCGCAGCCGCAGCCGGGCTTCTTCTTGATGCCCAGCTTCTTGGCGACCTTCCCAATCGTGTCGCCGAGGCCTTCGGACTTATCGCCTAGAGGGACATCGCACAGCCCCACGCGGAAGCACTCAGAGCATGTGTGTGGACTGATCGGTCCGTACATCGTAATGCTCGGAGAGTCGCACAAGCCTATCGGCTCGACTCCGGGAAGTTCGTTTCTGTGACGGCAAGGAAAATCATCGAATTTATGTTCGCTCATACCGGGATTGCCTCTGCAACGAAGTAGTTTCCATTACCGTCCGGTGCTGGTGAGCGACACCACTTGCTACTGTCAGTGCGTGGAGAGATGTTCTTGAATTCAAGCGGCCCAAAACATGACGTGAAGGACGTTCCATTGAAAGGAACGTGGGCTTCATATACTCTGGCCCGACGCCCCGTATCGAACGACAACCTTGCAGCCCACGGATGGTCGAAGTGGCTGATTGTGATCTGCGCGACGACGTTGCCCACTGTGCATGAATTGGTTCCATACGATCGCCACGTACACCTTCCTGTGGTGACATACCTCTCGAAAACAAGTGGCCCTGATAAGTCGCCGCATGTGTTGCAGCATCCCGGCAAGTTAAGCAGCATCCAATCACTGCAATCCTGTCCACCCGGTGGGTTTGAAAGTGCAGAGAATGTCAGTAGCCATTTGTTAGGGGCACCAAAGCATCCGCTGGTCCCTCCATAGCCACTGCCGCAATGGAATACTTCCAATGGCCGGATGCACATCGCACTCGGTGCTCCAATGCCACATGTAGGAAAGTCCTCATCCAGGACTAGGCTGTTCTCACAGCCGCAGTTGATTGGACCTGCTTTGGTGTAACGCAACTGGATTTGGTCACCGTCCACGGCAGCAGTTGTGATTAGCTCCAGAACGATGTGCGGGGCACCGCCGTACAGTTGCATCTTCCAATAGGCACCACTGTCGTCAAGACACGAGAACCGTGCGGATTCCCAGACGCATCCGCCAACGTAAGACACAGCCAGATTTTCAGCCAGACCGCAACAGAACATCTGTTGGTTCATTCCTCCACCGGCAGGACTGAACTCTGCGGGGTTGATGTAGTAGATTCGTGAGCAATTACTATACCCGCCGCACGTGTTTACTTGCCGGTCAGCTAGGTCTAGGCAGTTGAGGTCATCGCAGACAAAAGGATCACTGCAATCAATTGCAAGATCGTCCCATCCGCCTCCCTTGTCGCACATCACACCGACGTTCCAACTGACTGTGCTGGGATCGGTCAGGGTGATGGTGTCTGTACCTTTCGATATGTCGTCGATGAAATACTCTGCCGTGAATTCGGTTACTCCTTTTGCTCGCCGCAGCTCCAGCCGTACCACGTCCCCATCCGTTGGCGTATCGGCAAACGATGTCAGAGCGGATGTTTCCTCCCCGAACTCGTCGCAGCGATACCGGTCATAGTTTCCGGTGAAGTCCCCGAAGAACGCAGACACGCCACCAATAAACACACCAGCGACTTCCGACTGTGGCGACAACTCGTGAATCGTCGCCTCAATAGACAGAAAGAAGTCCTTGCCGTTGAACACAGGCGGCTTGATCTTCTGGTAATAGCTGCCGCTGCCGTAGGTGCCTCCACCAGTAGCCTCGGACATCTCCAGAATCCCACCTGTTTGGCCGAAAACCGGAGTCACTGAGGAGCCAGTAAATTCGTGCGTCGAATATCCGGCCTTGTCCTCGCCCTCTGTGAAAGCATCCGAGAAGTCGCAATCTTGGCAACACTGAAAACCAAATCCGTAACAAGACATCTCTCAGCACTCCGCGTTGATGATTTCCCATCCGTTGTCAATCCACTGCACGTAGACCCACTTTCCCGTCTCAACATCTCCGAGACGAGCGTAGGCTTCCACCGAATTTCCGGTGCTGGCCTCTTCGCCCTTGGTCGTGCTGTAGTCGGGGGCGTGGCTCGCGCCTCGTGAATGCAAGTCCACAGAACCCGTGCTGCTCTTGGAGATTGCTTCGGACGTTTTTCCAATCCTCATCCCATTCACGGGGCGACGTTCAGGCACGCTGCCACCCGGTGGGACCGGACCAGGATCACCCAGAACGATGTCCACCGCCCGCTTGATCTTCTTCGTTGATTCTCTGGTGAAGACGTCAGCCATTTTATCTCAACGTCAGGAGCGCGGAACCAGTTTGAGTCACGCGGTCGGCAATCAGACTGCCGCCGATATTGTCCACAGCCTTCACGGTCACGCCGTTGCCGAGACGTACCGAGCCACCACGCTGCGTCAGGGCGATTGTGCTGGTCTCTCCGGACAATGCCGCGATTCCCACGTTGCCATCCTCCACTGTCGCCGCAGCAGATGCGTGCGTCGATTTCAGCAAGCAGGAGGGGATGCCCGCTTCGATGGCAGTGCCGGTCCCGAAGACGGTCGCCGTCATTTGGTTCGATCCAAAATCGAACTTCAGACGACCGCTGCCAATACCGGCCCCCTCACCAATTCGCAGCGTAGTTGCCGCGAGTTGAAAGTAGGTTGGCCGGTATTCGTTGTAACTCGACGAGCTACCGACCACCCGCTCAGGCAGTCCGATATAACCCGTGAATGATTTATTGATCGTCAGCGAGCTAAACGCCACCGCCGCAAAGTGGTCAAGTTCGTACAGAAGGCTGACCGCCGAATTCTCAATGTAGACATCGTCGGAGCCGGTCGGCAACGCCCCGCCGCTCCAGTTGTCTAGCGAGTTCACCACGTTAGGGCCGTCGTTGGCAGTCGTTGCCGCGCGAACGAACGTCTGAGCATCCGCTGCCCCACCACCAGATTCGGTGGTAGATGCTGTCAGCGTGAACGGCTTTCCGGCAGTGTCGGATGTCGCAGTCAACGTGCCGCCGCTGCCCGATGCCGCGAATGTGATTTCCGCAAACTCTGGCTCTGTCGTCGCATTGCACGCAGCCGCCACCTCGCTGGCCGTTGTGTCAACGTCCGTCGAACTCGCAGCCGTGCTGATGTCCTTGCCGTTGATCGTGACAATAAACAGGTCACCAATCTCGACGGTCCCGCCGACCGTCAGCGTATCGACCTGCGCCACAACCCTCGCATTGCCAATCCAAATCACGTCAGCCATTATAAATTCAGTCCGTTAAAGTTGGCGAGTTGAAAGACGCTGAATTCGCCTGATGATATTTTGGTTCCAGCTGCAACTTCCGCTTCAGTCAGAGCGTAGCCGTTCGCATCGAGCGGCCAGGGTTCCGTGTAGACGTCGCCCTCTGCATTCGTGATCGGAAGTCCATCCTTATCAACGAACCCCTCATTCAACGGAAAGTGCTTCCACGTTCGCGGGTTGTGCTCGAAGACATAGGTCACCGTCCACTTTGGAATCAGATTGCCCGCCTCGTCAGCGGTGAAGACCTCCTGTGCTGAGATGTCTTGGCACCAAACAGATTCCTTCTGTTTTCCCTTCCAAGACGTGGAATTCACGTGATCCACAAACTGGTCGGCTACGTTCTCATCGAAGGAGTTCTCTGTTCGCGTGTACGTGGCAACTCGGTGGGAACGCGGGAAAGTCAGGTTGCGAGTGTCGAACGGGATGTTGGCGCTGTTCATGATCAGCTTGCCAGTCACCTCGTCGAAGCGGATTACCTCCTGCACTTTGCGGGTGGTGATGGACCGCGTGACCGATGGTCCACCGCCTTGACCTTGCTTCAACTGAGTTGAATACTGGACCACGATTCCCCATGATGACGCAGAGCCTTCCATTAGGCGGGCATCGCGGTTGTTCACATACGCCCCGGAGTTGGACGGATGGGTATTGCCCTCGACGGGTACGCCGAACGCAGGAGACGTGGCAAGAATGTATTGGGGGTCGTGAGACGTCGAGTCTGTCAGTACCAGGAACTTCCGCGTAATCTCGGTGTCCGTAGTATTATCGTTGACGGTCAGTTGACCGCCTTTGTCTTCGATTAGTTCTGTTACAGATAGGATGGACATATTATGAGTGACGGCATATGGAAGCTGCCGGTGGCTGCTATGATATTGCTACCAGTTACTGTAATGGCGTTCACCGGGGGGCTGTCTGTCCCGAGCACCCAGGTTGTGTCCCTGTATTCAACGGCCTATGTAACGCCTGCATGCCTAGTGGCTATTGTCTATCTTCTTGCTGCAAGGAAGTAGTCACAGATTGACTGGGACATTGTTCAGCTTTGTCAGATTCCGCTTAAGGAGATCCTCTAGCCGTTCAATTGCCTTCAGGGTCTGCTTTGATATTTGGTCGGTGTCGATCCGCCCGGTGGCCGCGCGAGTCAGCCTCGACTGAGCAGACGCAGAAAAGATGTTTTCTCCGCTTGGCAGTGGATCTGCTTTCAGTGGCTTGGTCTTCAGGTCAGCAATCCTGTCCCTGATGTCCCCGGCCCGCTCGTTTAGCCCCGCTCGCTTCAGGTCGTTTCTGGCGTTCTGCTTTTCCCTATTTTCCTTGCCCTTCTTGAACTTCGCTTGGAACTTGTCGTTGAGTGCGATGCCCTTGGCGCGGTCGCTCTTCTCTGCCGCTTCCTTGGCTTTCCCACCCGTCACGAGTGCCACCTCAAGACTTCTCTTCAGCTCATTCAGCTTGGCGACCTCTTCCTTAACGATTTTATTCAACGCAGTTACGGACGCCTTGATCCCCTTGTCGCCGTCCTGTGCTGTGAGCAGTTCTTTGTCTGCCGCAGCCAGTTTCTTTAGTATCGCGAAATTCTTCTTTACCCTATTTGCTTCGTTGACCTCGTTCAGGAGGGGGCTTTCGTCCCGGATTCTCTCCCGTTCTAGTCTGTTGTTTTTAAGAGCTTGCCTATTCGCCTGGAGTCTACGCGACGCAGCGTCAGACTGCCCTTTGGATTTGTCTAGTAACCGCTCCTGCTGCCTAACCTCCAGCTTCTTAACTTCGCTGGCATTCAGTCCGTCTCGGGCTGCTGCCAGATTTATCTTATGGGAACCGGCTATTTTAAATTCCGACTGATTGCTCTTGATTCTCTTCTCGGATGCTGCAACTGCTTGCTCAAACTCCTTGACTTTGTCGATAGCCTTCTCTGCCCCGCTGTTAAACCCAGACCACATCGCCAGCCCAGCAACACCAAGCCCACCAATCGCACCAAGAACCGGCCCGCCCATAATGAAAGCCAGCTGAGACAGGTTGTTTCCCGCGCCACGGATACCGCCAGCCAAGCCGCCTGTGCCAAAGCTGACTGCAAAGTCTTCCACACCGCGTGAAAGTTCCAGCATGCCACGGCTGGCATTCTTCATGCCACCTTGGGCCATCGTGCTCAGTTGACGGTCGGTCCTTTGGCTCGTAGTCTGTACGCGCTTCATCCCCGATTGAAACTGCTGGTCTTGCAGTGTCATTTTCGCGTTGAAGTTGGCAACAGAACGGCCCATCTATTTACCTTTGACAATCTTTCCGCCCAAGGCGACGGTCAATGATTTCAAACCCAGCATCAGTGCTGCCGGGTCTAGCTTCTTCTTCTTGAATGACTGCGGCTCAGGCATGAAATCTTTAATCTGCAACGTCCGCTTGTAATTGCCACTGCTATTGGCAACAGTTGCAGCCAGCATCGCTGCCCGCTCCCAGTCCGAATCCCAAGGTTTCTGGTAATAAACGACTTTCCATTCGGTGAACTCCCGCGATGTCATTCGCGACTTCAGTTCTCCGACGGTGCATCCGAGATGTCCGGCGAGTCTGTACCAGAACCAGGACTCGCCGCTTTTGAGTTTCCCTCAGCATCCTCCATTGCTTTTGGGCCAAGACCGTTGAACTCCATAGCAGCGTCGGCAATGTCCAGCAGATGTGGCATTGGACGCCCGGCCAGTTTAGCCAGCGAATCATCGTCAGTTGTGAACAGCGGTTCTCCATTCTCATCCGACAGACTCAACGCCGCCGCTAATGCAGCATGCTGCTTGGTCGTCGATGATTCATCATCAAGCAGTGCCATGTACTTCTCGCGGTCGTCTCCGCTCCACGTCCGGATCAGCACTTTGCCGAGAGACTTGATCTCGTATTCTTTGACCGGCCACGCCACGCCCAAGAATGCGTTGCGCGATGTGATGGGTTGTCCGTTGGTTTCGCTCATGCTGCCGAGTCCGTGAATGTTGGGGCACCGGTGAATTTGATAGTGATGTCTTCCGTCATAATCCCGCCCGTGGGAGTTGACGGCGGTTTCCAATTGGTGATGAATCCGGAGCAGGCAAACGTCCCTGCCGTGCTCTGCCCAGAAGGCAACGCATAGGTGATGGTGATCGTCTCGACTGCACCTGAATAAGGTGGCTGTTCATCCGGGTCCGATTGGATCGTGAATCGCCATCCGCCTGGGTCCACTAGGTCGCCCGGCATAAACGTCTTGAATCCGTCCGTGATTCCGTGGTGAGTTGTTTCCAACGCCTCACGCACAAACTCATCAAACTCAGGCGAGTCGATGATTGTTGCCGAGAACCCGGACGTCCCGAACGTAATTGCTACTCCATGTCCGTCGTCAGCCATAGTCCCACTCCCTTAAAACGTCGGCACACTGATAGCGTGCATGATTTCATAATCCTGAGACCGCACATAAGTTGCGTTCTCGCTGCCGTCCTTCGGTGGTGATGTCAAATCACGCTCACCGTTCTTGAAACAACTAGTGACGAACACGCCGCCCATGTCCCCACGCGGATAGCCTTGCAGCTCTCCACGAATGGCGTCTGCTAATGCCTTCGTCCCGCTGTAATTGCTGTGGTATGCGTCAATCTGAATCGTTGTCTTCGCCCGGTTACTTGTGCCGTCGTGGTTCGGGAATTCCTCAACGCCGATTGTTTGGCAGATGATGTAGGGCGGGTTTTTCCCTTGAGGCGCATCACCTTGATAGACCGACGTCCCCACCAATGTGGAGATGGCAGATTGTGCAATCAGATATGTATAGAGGGCTTCTTCCATTACTTAGCCGCTTGTGTCTTTCGGGCAATCTTGTCTGCTTCAATCTTGAGGTTCTTTTCTAATTGGTCTCGCAGTGTGGACTCTATTTGCCCCTTCGACCTCAGAAACGCATCCCGAATAAGAGGCTGAGGTCTGGAGCCTGGATGTTTAATCGTTGCGCCATTCTTCAACCTAATCACGTGAGGAGCAGTCCCGAACTCTATGAGATTGGCGTGAGGAGCTGTGGTGCTCTCAGGGCCAACTAGAGTCAGAATTGTTCCCGACTTCCGTACAGTCCGAGTCTTCTTGATGAATGTGCTGCCCAGCGGCTTGTAGATAGTGCGGATCTTCTTACTGTTACGGGTTAGCTCACGTATGTATGAATCACTGCCGGGTATCCGCAGAAATCCACTTCCCAGTTTCGCGTTCCGGTGGTTCAACCGCTTTCCGTTTGCTTTTGCCGCCTTGAGCAAAGGGGTAGCTGCTCGGTTCAGCGACTTCCGCTGTGCCGTCTTGATGTTTGTCTTTGGCCACGTCTCCAGCGCTTTGGCGAACTCCCTGAACCCATTGACTTGGAAGCTGATACTGTCGTTCGCCATCAGGCCGCCTCCTTACACATCAACTCCAACACCCGATTCGCCTCTTCGATATTGATCACCGAAGTAATCTCAAACGTCCGTCCGTCGTATTTGATTCGCATCTTGGGGGTGACGCCCTTCACATACCGAAGCGTGACTTTATGAGTGACTTCCCCTTGCACAGCCGCGTTATCAAAGTATTCCCGGCCTCGAATCGGCTTAATCTGTCCGCGTGTTTCTTTATATGTGGCCCATGTCTGAGTGGGTCCACCAAAGGCATCGACCTCAGTCGCCTCTTCAATCACAATCCGCCTCCAAGCCCCCTTTGGTAAGCAGAATGGCGAGCACTTAGTTTTCGCCATCAAACAAACTCCAGAACCTTAGAATCGTGAACCACATAATCCGCCATTCGCGACAACGACCGCTGAATCGCTTCCTCTTCGTCACCAGCACAGCCACCGTCCCGATTCGCGTACATAAACCCGACGTACAGAATGATGGCGTCCTTGATTGGCTCCGGAACGTCCGCCGCTGAGCTTCCATGCCCGGCGACGTACGTCACAGAAATGCTGTTCTCAACACTCCTCACCGTTGGCCACGTCGCGCTGTAGGCCGGAACCACTCGCCCCGGTCGCGTGTTCGCGTCCACCGTATATTCACTGGTTGCGAGAGTTTGGCTGTCGCCGTTCCCGTCCAGATAAGCAATGCTCGTCACTGACGACAGCGGCCAACGCGGCAGCCAGAACTGCGGTGGCCAGCCGTTATCAACTCGCGTCGTCAGAGTTTGGTTTATGAATGCTCCCCACGACCGTCGTTCTAACACCGTCCGCGCCGTCACAATCAAACGTGAAAGCAGCTGGTCGTCGTCGTAATCGCCGATGACAAGCTGCTCTTTCACGTCGTCGATTGAAACCGGCTCGGTAGTCGGTGCTGTGGTTACGACCGTGGAAGTCATTTGGAACTTGCTTTTCTACGTTTGGTCTGCCGCTTTGACGGGTCCGCCGCCTCTTCGGCAAAGCCACGCTTAATCAGCACGCGGGCAGCACCACGTGGGTGATCCCAGATCTCTCCGGGACGCTTCCTGTGCCACTGCTTGAGACATTTCACAAACATCGTTGTTTAAGCCCTCAAGAGACCGGTACAGCCAGCGTCAGCCACGCTATCAACGCCAATTTGCCCACGACTCAGCCGTGCGCTAATCGTGATGTAGGCTCCTAATGTTCCGTCCCCAATCGTCGCCGTGACGTTAATGAACTTCTTCCTGCCACGCAGGTCGATCTGGAACACAAAGATGCCATCGTCTTGGAGCGCCGTCGGCAGGACTGACGTATTACCGTCAATGTCGGTGGACGTGCCGTAGACAAGCCCCGTCACGTTCGCATGACCGGAGCCTGTCGTATCTGACTCAGTCACAGCCAAGGCCGTCATGGCGATGTCAGTGGCTCCGAGTTGCACGATGATCTCAGCGTGATCCCAGCCCGAGACGTCAATCTCGGCAGTGGTTGCTGAAGCGTCGTCGATGATTGCAGCAGGTGGCGTGATGCTCACATACTTGCAGTTCTGACCATGTAACATGGTATATATCTCCCGTGAGAAATCGCACGGGAAGCCGCTCGATGGCAGGCTTCCCGCACTTGATTAAGTGTGAAAACCAGCCATCAGGAACTAGGCAAGGTCAGTCCGATAATGGGACCGGCAGCCGTTGCCGTTCCGCGTTCGTGGACGTTGACGTCGAACCGTTGCAGACCGCGAATCGCAATCTGGTCCAACTCAAAGTAGCGATCCGTTGACAGGGCGATGCTGATGCCGCGACGACGACCGATAGCCGCTGCCATCGAGATATTGCCGAAGTAGCAAACCCCGGTTGCGCCTCCTTGGTCTGCCAACGTCGAATTCATCACATTGACGAACTTGACCGGATAGCCCAGGAACATCCGCTGGCTCGGACCGGCTGCAATCGTTTCAGTGGTGTTCCCACCCGCCGCATCTGCAAGGCGGGCCATCGAAGCGGCCCATCCAGCCCGGTGGATGTACCATGCGGCCCCGCCGTTGTCGGCATAGCTCGGCAACTTGCCGACCATGCTTTCAAACGTGGCAGTGATAAGGTCGCTGAACGCGATGTCTCCGGCTGGAGCCGTCACGATAGTACCCGCAGCCAACGCGCTGTTGATGCCGACGATGCCGCCGTAGGTTGAAGTCCCGTCCCCGTTGAACAGGCATTCATCTTCCTTGTCGGCGAATGCGTACGCGATATGCGTAGTAATCATGTCGCCAATGTCGATGTATGCGTCTTCGGAGATTTCAGAAGATGCCAGCACCAACGCCGCCAGTTTCTTGGCGACGAGTTGCACGTTGTCGTGCTTCACGTCGCTGGCAGTGATGGTCTCATTGTCGCCGACAAAGTAGGCTGTCGGACCTTCTGCGTAACGCGGAATCAGCTTGGTATCAGAACTCATCCGCTCCAACCGAGCCTCCATCGCCGCTACACCGCGTGATTCACGAAGTACGATGATGGACGTCTCGATTTCATCGGGAACGAGCACACCGCCCAAGGAGTTATCACCCGTGGTGAGCGCAGATTGAGGACGCCACTGTACACTGTGGTCGTTACACCACGTGCGGGAGTCCTCGTGCTCGTACAGAGCCGCCATGAAGAAACGCCCTGCAATGTAGGACTTTTCCTTGGCTTTCGGTCCCGTGAACGCTCGCGGCGTGCGAGACATGAAGTTCGAGATAGCTGGGATGGTGATTCTGTCGCACAAGGCGATCTGATCGGCGGGCAGTTCCTCGCGACCTTCATCACCGCCACCCAGAGTGGTCACGCGGTTATGTAGATTCCCATCGTCCTGCGTGCGTCGATCCGCTAACGCTTGGACTTCGGCTTCTAACTTCTCAGCCCGAACGATCTGGGCTTTGATGTCCGGGACTGCGACGTCAAGAATCTTGTCCAGTTCGGACTTCTCTTCGTCGGTCGGCTCGCGATCTTCCCGTTTTACCAGATTGCTGATCGCCTCGGCTTTATCAACCAGACCAGCTTTTTTCTCCAGCAACTCCTTCAAGTCAAACATCGGGTCGCCTTTCGGCTATTGCCGAACGACGCGCATAAATAAAGGGCGAGCCGTACGGCAGAAAACTGCCGTTTGGCACACCCCAATGCGTTGTGTGACTCAAACTGTGCTAAATTGTTGAACGAATACTACGACAACCCCATCGGGTCGTCAAGTGCATTATGTAATCATCACACCACGCCTGCCAACTTGATTGCGTAATCCCGCGATGCCATCCACTCAGAACGCTCTGGCGTTCCCTCCTGCGGGACACTGCGGTTTCCGTATTGGTCCACCAACTGATTGCGTAAGTCGGTCACAGCAGATGCCGTGATTGCCGCTGCGTCGGTCATTACATCAGCCAGACCGAAATCAATCGCCTCTTGAGCCTCAAACCACGTCTCCTCCGACATCTTGTCAGAGATGGCAGCTGCCGATTGACCAGTCTTGGATTGATAAGTAGAAACCAGCGATGTTTTGACTTGGTCTAGCAGGTCAGCAGACTTGCGGAAGTCCTCCGCGCCGCCCATCGCCACTGTCCACGGGTCGTGAATCATCACCATGGCGTTTGGGGAAATCGCAATTGTATCACCGGCCATTGCGATGATGCTGGCAATCGATGCAGCCACGCCGTCAATCTCGACGCTCACGTTCGCCGGATGTCGCAGCAAAGTGTTATAGATAGCCAGCCCGTCGAACACGTCACCGCCTGGGCTATTCAGTCGCAGGGTCAGTGACTTCACATCCCCAGCAGCCTTTAGCTCATCGGCAAACGACTTGGCTGTAACGCCCCAGACGCCAATCTCGTCATACATCCAGATTTCTGCATGTGTGTCCTTGTTCTCAATCCGAAACTGCTTATTTTCAGGCCGCCACATTTTCCGCCTCGCTTTCTAATATCAGGTTGACCAGCCCTTCAACTCGGTCGGGCCAGTCACTCATTGCCATTTCCACATTGTCAGCCAGATTCCCAATCAGGGACTTCCCAGCAACTTCCAATAGTAATTCCCGCCGCATCACCACGTACATCGTGACAATCGCTTCGTCGCCACCCAAGGCTTTGACGTTCTCGGTCAGTTTCTTGGCGTAGCTGTTGTAATAACGGTCCACGTCGTTGAGGAAGTTCTTCGACTGCTTCGCGTGATTGTGGACCGCGTTCTTTTCGTGCCGCAGCAAGGCCGACAACACGCCCACCATCATCGCCCGCATTTTATCTTTTGCGTCTCCTTGCGATGTAGTCGAATCGCTCGCAGCATTGTCCGTCTCATCGCCGCTCGCTGCCGCCGCGTTATCCTCATTATCAGCTGCACCTTCTCCGCTCTCGTCATCGTTCTTATCCTCCGGCGTCTCCTCCGGCGTCTCCTCCGGCTCGCCCTCAATCGCCCGCTCCAGCGTCGTCATATTCAGCGGCACAAAATGCACGTCGCCCTCTGGCCCGATGCCGTTCTCGTTGTCCTTGGCACGCCACTCGTTGATCGTCAGCTTGCCGTGCAGGAACTGCGTCTTGAGTGATTCGGTCCGCTGTACCGGATCGCCCCGCAGAAACGCATCGGTGATGAACTCGAAGAAATGGGTATCCTGCTCCCGCTGTTGCTTCGTCAGCAGTTTGGCATTAAGTTCCTTTTCCCACGTCGTCAGCCAGTGCATCAGGCTGGTGGTGAGATATTGGAGGTTTTGTTCATAGATGTTGCTGAACGTCGCCCGCTCAAGGTCTCCCACCTTGTGAGGCGGCAGGTTGAACCACGACGCAACCTCGTTCCGCTGGAATGCTCGGGACTCAAGCCACTGAGAATCCTTGTTTGCCATTGAGATCGGCGTGAACGTGGCACCACCAAACAGCACCGCAATGTCGTGCTCATTATCATCAGACTGTAATCGCTTCCAGTTATCGCGAATCTCCTTTGACGCCTTCTCTCCAGGGCTTCCACCAGGCATTGTCAGGATGCCTTGCGGTGTCGCATATTTCCCGAAATACCGCCCCCCGTGGTCCTGCGCCGCAATCCCCAGGCCAAACGAATCTCGCGCCAACTGCACCACCGACAAACCGCCCAAGCCATCCCAGCCCAAGCCCTTGATGTGGATGATATTACTCGGTGAGATCACGCGAACTTCCGGCGGGTTGGCCTTCTTGTCGCGGTCTGGCCCCACTTCCGTCTTGTACCAGAGCCGCCCCCGGTCAATGAAAGGCTCTGTGCGGTCCGCCATCAGCGGATGAATCGCCGTCGCTTCGCCACGCGCGTTGCGTGCGATCACTCCGTATCCATTCCCCAACAGCAAAGCCTGGGCCGTCAGCGTCTGCGCGAACGTCGCCCAGCTCATCCGATTGTTCGGCTCGCACTTAATCAGCCGGAATGACGGATGTTCGCGCGCGACTTCCTTATTCTTGTCGCCAACCCGCTTGTACAGCGGCAGCGGCAACTGAGCAACGTCGCCGCTGATCACGTTCACCGCCTGCCAGACCGCTGACAGGTTCATCGCTGTCATGGCCGTGACTTTGACGCCCGCTTTGGACTTATCGCCGCCGCCCATCCACTCCACGAACCAGCGGTCGGGATTTGCCACCCCGGAGTTCATAAGCCGCCGCATGTATTGTCTGAATCGATTCATCATAACAGCATCAATCCCGCTGATTGCTCGGTGTCCATAGTTCCAGACAGCGCCATAATGGCCGCCACGATTCCATCAATCTTTCGATGGTCACTTTCCGGAGGTTTCACAGGCCGCTTGTTTCCGTTCGGATCTTGCTTCGCGTTCGTGTTGCCAGCATTCCAGGTCAGAATCGGGTTATCGTTGTGGTGGAGTTTGTGCTCCAGAACCAACCGCTCGAACTCGTTCATCGGCTCCGCATACGAGATAGAACCCTGCCGGAATTCCTCCCGCTGGATGCCATGCTGTTCCTCCAACTCTGACGTCAAAGTCCAAGCTTGCCACGGGTCGAATATCAATTTGTTGATGATGAACTTCTCAGACAGTTCCAGGATCTTCGCCTTGGTAAATCCGGGGTCAATCGTGTTGCCCGGCGTTTCCAGCAAATAGCCACGGTCCCGCCAATCCTCATAGGGCAGGATTCCCCGCATCTCACGAATCTTCTGCTCTGAGTGCCAGAAATACGGCAGCAGGTAATACTCCTCGTCACGCTCGAAGCAGAGCACCATCGCCGTCATGTCTTCCACTTGGCCTAGGTCAAACCCCGCACAGCATTCTTGGCCGAGGAAGTCTTCTGGTGTGAAGTTGCTCACGCACTGATTCCAGTGGTCCATTTTCAACCAAGGAGAAACACCGGTTGACCAGACATTCAGCCGATACATTTTGAACTGTTGCAGGTCGGAGGGTGACCGCTTCGCCCGCTCGTAAGATTTCCCCATTTCCACTTCGTTGAGGATGTGGCCCATCGACGGGTTGGCCATTCGCCAGATTTCCGGATCGCCACAATCTTCGTCGCTCACGTCCTGCGGAGATTCCCAGCAGGCGAAGAAGAACTCCTCATCAATCACGTCCCCCTTTTCGACCTGCTTGCCGTAGTCGTATTGCCGCTTCCCGTAGCCCATCGGGTTGTTGCCGGCAGTGGAAACCTCGAACTGCAACGGCTCACTGCGGCTGATGCCCATGTACTCCAGGACGTTGGCCAGCCGACCATCAACAACGTGCGTCTCGTCGATCACCACCGACCCGTTCAAACCCTCCTGCCCGTCAATGTTGTCCCCTGGCAGCACGTCGTAATTCGATTGCGTGGTCTCGTGAATGATTCGTTTGTTCGTCCGGTTGATTGTGCAGCAGCCCGTCAGGAACGGGGAACGCTTCACCATCTGCATTGCATGATTATGGACAATACCCGCCTGCTTACCGTCCTTCGCTGCTGAATAGACCTTCTGGCCCTGCTCACCGTCAAAGGCCAGCAGATACAACCCCACAGCCGCCGCCAACGGAGACTTGCCATTCTTCTTCGGGCACCAAATCGATGCCTTACGGAATCGTCGCACCTCGCGCCCGAGCTTGTCCGACCACCGAACCCAACCAAATATCCGCTTCAAGCAGTCCTCTTGCCATGGCAACGGCTCGAACGCTTGGCCAGCCAACTCCCCTTCGTAGAAACGAAAGTGCTCACACATCACATCAATAATGTGCTGCGCGCGTGCCTCATCGAACCAGCAGCCGTTCTCAACAGCCGCCTCGTCCGCTGGTCCTCTCACCCACTTCGCGGTGAGGGCATGGTCTGGTTCAGCAATCGACATCTATGCTCTGCTCCTCGCTCCCACGGTTTCCTTCTCTTCCTGCTTAGGCTTCTCAACTCGTACTCGCGTCCGGTCGGCAGGAGTCATCCCAAATTTTGCCGCCAGTTTGTCGAAATTATTGGAAGCCATGTTCATCTGAATCATCAATTTGTAATAAGCCGGGTTCGTCGCACCGACCTTGTTGATCGCTTTCTGGATCTTCCGATACTGCCGCCACCACTCGCACATCACCGTCAACTCAGCACTGTCAAACTCCGTCGCCACCCCCGTTGCAACCAACGAAGGCACCACAGCCTGCCACATCGTCTTCGCATCACCCACAAGAGAGAAAGACGGCTCCGGCTCCCCGCC